GGAGTTCCAGTACTTAAATCCTTAGCAACCATAAACTTCTTGACATATACATCATTGTTTGCAGTGCTTGTGCTCTTATCAATAAAATCAGATGAGTTTTCTGGATAAGGTGCAACAGACAAAGTAGAATTAGCAGTATCTTTAAACTTAAATCTTGTTGGTGTAATCTGATGGTTGATAAAATCATATACGATAGTATCGCTTTCAAAATAACCACGCTTTAGCTTTTCAACAGTATCAAATCTATTTTTAATTTTAAATGTTATAACTGTTTTAAAAGCATCAGCTTGTGATTCTGCAATATTTGGATTTTTTATAATATATGTGTATAAATTTTTATCGTCTTTGGTTTTCTCTGCTGCGTCTTTTTGTTTAAATCCATTTTGAATTAATGTTTCGATATCACAGAAATGAAATCCTGCTGTATTTTCAAAACAGACATATGAAGCAGATTTCTTCTTATCGTTATTAGAGAGAGACCTTTTAGCTAGAAAATTTAATGCTTCAAATGGGCTAAGTCTAGGGATGATTATTTGTTGTTGCCCTTGTGTATCTTCTATGTCTAAAGTCTTTTTTGTCTTTAAGAATGTTGTAAATATATCTTTAGCCATATCGCTCAATGGCGATTTATAACTTTTTTGAATAAGTGTTTTGGCATCATCAATATGTTCGGAACTTGCAAACTTTAACTTGTATTTTCTATTTTTGAAGTTGTCGCTGTTAATAATTTCTTCTATATTGTATACTGAAAATAACAATTTTACTGCTGGTCTTCCTACTATTTCATATGTGATATCTAGAAATTCTTCTCCAACTATAGGAAAATGAATATTAGTTTGCGACCCACCAGGAATACCATTCATCAAACCAATTGAGTCATCGACATTGATCAATCCATACAAAGTGTTAGAAAATATATCTTCATATATTTCCATATTCAACATTTGTAAAGTTATGTCGATTACTTTTGTTTTGTCAACATTAAGCAATTTTACAGTAATATTTTTTAAATAACCTAACTGTTCGTAGGTTTCATTATTCTGATTAGCCATTGCTCAATAACTCTTTCAATTCATAACTAACTTCTGTTGTATATGTTTTGTCTAGTAATCTAATAAATTTCTTGGCATCATTTAAATTAGTTTCATATGTATACGCATCAAGGGCTGTCCATTGTGATCCTGGATCAGCATCCATAGCAGCAGCCAGAGAATCTGGAGACACGTAGATAGAATCATCTTGTGTCACCTTTGTCCAATTCCAAGGATCAGCTATAGATGTTGCCAAATATTCTGTTTCTGTGTAGAAATTTAAATTTACTTGGTTTATATAATAAACTTTTGGAACTTTTTGATAAAAAACAGTAGTACCTAAAGCAGCAGCAATACCATCATTGATACCTGCGCTTGTTTCATATTTTTGTGCGATGAACTTATCTAAATTTTTACTGGACAATGGCCAGTCATAATATGGATCAACAATATCATTTATCAAATAAACCAACCAAACAAAATCTGTGCTATCATAATAGTCAAAGGCAAGATTTTCTGCTCTTTCGCCATCTTTAATGGTGTAAGGATAAAAAAGAACATTTTGTTTTTTTGCAGTTTCCAAAAATTTAACACGAGCAGAAATATTTGTTACTGCCGTATTTCCATATTTAATTGAAGGAAAGTTTTCGAAGTATTTCATAAGTTTCTCTTTAATTAAAGGTTGGTGGTGACTTAAACGCCACCAAAATAAGCATCGGCATCATCAGCAGTAGTAAGCATACGCTCTAGGAAGTTAGCTGTAAGAGTAATAGAAGCTGGTAGTCCAGTTTCTTTAAAAAATACAGGGTGAGCTTCATCTGCGTATGATATATTTAAATCATTCAAGAAAAGACCCTGCTTACTAAACATAATAAGTCTTTGGTTTGGACCATAAAATTCAATAAGAAAAATATGCGGATAGTTTAATTGAATATCAGCACCTGCTGCTTTACTTGGTAAAGAATTTGATCTAAAAAATCTTAATATATCTTGAATAGTTTTGCTTTCTGCTGGACTTTTAGCAACTAATTTCCAAGAAAATCTATGTGATCTTGAATTTACACCCTGAAAAGATAATGACATATTTGGATTAGCAACACGACCAAGAGCTTGTTGTGTCATTTGTCTAGCAGTATCTTGGTTTAATCCGACTGCACCAGCAAGACCTCCAGCAGCACCTTTAGCAATTTCATCAATACCAGCAAGAGCACCACCACCAATTAATTTTTTTACTCCACCAAGTAAAGAATTACTCATTAGCGTATTTAAAGCGCCACCCATAGCTCCAGTATCAACTTCTTTATAATTCATCCCATAATTATCATCTAATCCAGAAAATGGAATAGGAAGAATAACAGATGCGCCAGTAGAAACCAAAAGTGCTGGGTCAGAAGGCAAAGTTCTTTGATATTTTACCGCAGAAATGCTACAGTATTCCGTTTTGATATCAGATGGAAACCGCATTTGATTAAACGATTGACCCAACTTAGGAGCTTTATTTGGGTCTTTTAAGAACGCTGCCATTTTTTATCCCTAAATACAGAAGTTTCAAGAGTATTTAGATGATAGCATGGCAAACCAAGGCAAGTTCACTCCAAAAAATCCAAAGAAATATAAAGGTGATCCAACCAAGATAGTATTTCGCTCAAGTTATGAATTGACTTTTATGAATAGATGCGATAGCGATCCAAACATAATTGAATGGCAATCTGAAGAATTTTGTATTCCCTATCGATCTCCTGTTGATAATCGTATTCATAGGTATTTTCCAGATTTTAAGATGACAGTAAGAACACCAGATAACAAATTGGCTACTTATGTTATTGAAGTAAAACCTTTCAAGCAAACACAAGAACCAGAAAAGAAGTCTAGACAAACTCGTCAATATTTAAACGAAGTAATGACCTATGCTACTAATCTAGCTAAGTGGTCTGCTGCTGATATATATTGCCAAAAGAATAACTACGAGTTCAAAATTATCACGGAAAAAGAACTAAATATTAAGTATTAGACCAACTAAATATATAAGATTTGAACATCAAAAGGACAACTGATGGCTTCCGTAACGGACAAATATATTTTTACTTCAATCCTAAATCGTGGGATTAAGCAAAATATTATTCCAAATAAGACACAAGAAGCCAGAGATTGGTATAGAAGCCGTGCGAGACGAGCATCAGGCGTAAGTGAAGCACGTCTAATGAGCGAAAAGGCTGCGGAATTAACTAATGTTGTTATTCCTGGTAAGATGTACTTGTTTATGTATGACGCGAAGACAAAAGACAAACTACCATACTGGGATGCGTTTCCTTTGATATTTCCAATTGAATATACTGAGAATGGTTTCTATGGTCTTAACATGCACTATCTACAACCTATGTTGAGAGCAAAACTTATGGATGCTCTATACAGCATAACTACCGATAATAGATATGATGAAAAAACAAAAATTAATTTAAGCTATCAAGCTTTGCAGTCTATAGCAAAGTCAAATATGTATAAGCCGTGTCTAAAGCGATATTTGAGAAGCCACGTTAGGTCTAAGTTTATTTTGATACAGCCACAAGAATGGGACATTGGATTGTTTTTACCAACCGAAAGATTCCAAAAAGCCACAAACCAACAAGTTTGGGCAGACAGCGCAAAGGCAGCAAAATAATGTCATTTAACATTGGAGATTTCTCTAAAAAATTTACAGGTTATACTAGATCAGCACACTTTGAAGCTTCCATTACTTTACCAGCATGGGCGCAAGCTAAAGGATACCAAGATTCTGATTTTTTAAAGCTTAGATGTTATTCTGTAAATTTGCCAGGAACTGACGTAGAACTATTCAGTGCTAGAACAAAGGGTTCTGGGGCATCTGAGTTTTTTCCTATTGGTGTAAACTTTTCTCCGATAAACATGGTATTTTTTAATGATGAAGACAGTAAAATTTTAAAGTTATTTAGAGAATGGTCAGCAAATATTGTTGATATTGGACAAACAACTTCTGATGAAAGCTTTAGAATAAACTATCGTTCTGATTACTTGTCTACCATAATCATTGATCAGTTCGATGGTGTTGGAAACATTTCTGCTAGATATACTATCAAAGAAGCCTTTCCAGCATCAGTGTCAAGTGTAAACTTAAACTGGGCTGCAACCGACCAAATAACCGAATTGCCCGTTACTTTTGTTTACAAGAGTTTCTCAATTTCTGATTCATAAAGGAATTATTAATAATGTTACCTAAAATTGATTATCCAACATTCACTGACATTCTTCCATCTACTGGTGAAAAGATTACGTTTAGACCATTCCTAGTAAAGGAAGAAAAGATTTTACTATTGGCTCAACAAAGCAATGAAGTTGAAGATTCTATTCGTGCAATGAGTCAAATTATTGGCAACTGTGTTCTATCTAAAATTAATATTGACGATCTTCCTATTTTTGACATTGAATATCTATTCTTAAAATTAAGAGCTAAGTCTGTTAATAATATTGTAGAACTAAAATATAAAGATAATGAAGACAATAAGATATATGATTTTGCTCTTGATCTTGATGATATTAAGGTAACAAAAGACCCATCTAACAATAAGACTATTCAAATAACAGATGACGTTGGTATTGTTATGAAATATCCAAATTTCAAAATGATGATTAAATTCACCGAATTTGACGAAAATGATCCAGACGAAGTTCTAGAAGTTGTTTCTGAATGTATCGAGAGCATTTATAATGATGATTCAGTTTATAAGGCTAGTGAACATACGATAGAAGAAATGAAAGAGTTTCTGTCTTCTCTTTCATTACAACAGATGGAAAAGATTTATGATTTTTTTGAATCTCTTCCAAAGATTGAACACACAATCAGCTATATAAATAGTCTTGGAAACAATAGGAGCATTACTCTGGAAGGAGTTAATGATTTTTTTCAGTAGGGCTAAGTCACAATACATTAAGTAATTTTTATGTATTAAACTTTAACTTAGCACACCATCACAATTGGTCTCTTACTGAAATAGATAACCTAATTCCATTTGAACGTGATATCTACGTTATTATGTTAAACGCACACCTAGAAGAAGAAAACGAACGATTAAGAAATGGCGGATAACAAAATGATCTCACCTAAATTAGTTACAGATTATCTAAGCGGAATTATGAAAGACGTTGATGGTAATCCATCATCAAAAAGATATGCAACTTTAATTTGTTTGATTGCAGTTCTTATTGCTTTTTTTGCAAATTTATTTGGAGGCTTCAAGATAGATCAGTTTATCTTTGATGGCGTTCGTGATCTTGCTATCGCTGGACTAGGATTTACTGGTCTTGAGAAGTTTACAAAAAAAGTTGTTAGAACTGACGGCACATCGGACCCTTCATAAATCATGGCAAATAACCAAACTCCCATAATACTCGGTAAAAACGAATCTTACATCAAAAATGATGCGGGAGTTTGGGTTGACACTAAAAGTAAAAAACCAGTAACGACAGAATTTTCCAAAATGTTGGATCAAGTTTCTGCTCAAATGGAGAAAGATTCACCAGCAGAAACTAGTGCTCCTTCTTCAACTTCTTCTGCTCCAACTTCAACTGTAGCGGGAAAAGCGAAAGCAGATAGTTCGCCTAAAGCACCAACAACACCAAATCTTCAAACTAAAGAAATGCAAAATACTTTCAAGTCTTTAATTCAGACTATGAAAAATTTAAATAAATCAATAGGTAATTTAAATGATACCTTAGATACTACTATTGGAACTGCTGTACAACCAGATCAAGGCAAATCTAAAGAAACAGATTTTACAGCACCAACAGAAAAAATGACTTTTGGTGAAAGACTAAAGGCATCTGCTAAAGAACGTATTGCCAAACAAGGTACTATTGGTGAAAGTTTTATTAAAAATTACCAAGAATTACGTGGCAAACCTGAAATTGTAAAAGACGAAGCCAGCGGTAAATATTTTAATACAAAAACTAAAAAAGAACATTCTGAAAAAGATTATCTTGCCGAACAAGAAAGATTTAGAAACAGACCTAGCCGAATGGAAGCATTCAAGACGGCGGGAGTAAAAGGTCTTGGACAAGGACTAAAAACTGTTGCTGAAGGCGCAGACATTACTGGAATATATGCCAGAAGTAATGAAATGCAAAGAGAACAAGAAACTGCTCAAAAAGAACAAAATAGAGTTCAAGGTCTCAAAGAAGAATCTGCGGGAAAAGCTACTGATGCAAAACCAGCACCTTCTGGTCCATCTGGTTCTTCCAGAGGTAAAGGAAAAG